CAAGGTTGGCTATTAAAGGATAAATAATAGCGATGTCTGAATATAAAGGTATAAAGGGGTTTCAAGTTCAAACCCGTACGGAAGATCCAAGTGAAGGAATCGCTGGAGACTTTTACTACAACTCTACAACAGGACAATTTAAAGCTGTAAACACAGGTGGAGCGCCTATTGGAACTTGGGCTAGTGGCGGAGCTTTAAATACAGGTAGATCAGGTCCTGGTAAAGGGACACAAGGAACACAAACTGCTGCAATGGCTTGTGGAGGTAATACTTCTCCCGGTGTTCAAACTAATGTAGAACAATACAATGGATCTTCTTGGACTGAGATAGCAGAAATAAACACAGCTAGAGCTAATAGCTCAACTACTGGAACTAACACAGCTGCACTTGTTGCAAGTGGATATGTTGGTACACCCTCAGCAACTCTTGTTACTGAAAATTGGGATGGATCAAGCTGGACTGAGGTTGGAGATTTATCAACTGGTAGAAGCACAGGTGTCGGAGTAGGAACATCAACTGCTATGTTAGCAGTGGGTGGAACTCCATCACCAACATTAGCTTATGTTCAATCTTGGGATGGTTCAAGTTGGAGTGAAATAACAGATTTAAATTCAGGTAGATATTCTTTAGCAGGGGCAGGAACTCAAACCGATAATATTGTTTTTGGTGGATCACCAGAACCTGCAGGAGTTGCTTTAACTGAAAAATGGGATGGCTCATCTTGGACTGAAATAGGAGATTTAAATTCTGCTAGAACCTATATTATGGGTGCTGGTACATCTTCATCTGCTTTAGGATATGCAGGTTTAGTTGGTCCCTCTTATAAAACTTTAACAGAATCTTGGAATGGTAGTTCATGGTCCGAAGTTGCAGATTTATCAACAGCCAGATTTGATGCGGGAGATGCTGGTACGGGGGCTGCTTCTGCTTTAGTTTATGGTGGATCTGTGCCAGGTGGTAAGACAGCTGCAACAGAAGAATGGACAGCAGCGGATTTTCAAATTAAAACGGTGACAACAAGTTAATTATGATTTATAAACAAAAAAAAGGAGGAAGCAACTATGGCATATAAATACTGTACAGCGACTAACTGGGGCAAAAACTTTTTCACTCATGAAGAGAGAAGACAGTTTTACCTTTCAGGTCATCCTGGTGAAGTATGGGTTGTAG